AACATGGTCATTGATAGATGATAATATAACGGTGGTTCCCAAGTCCTTATTCATCCTTTTCAATTCCTTGCGGGCGATGAATTCCATGTCATTATCAAACAAAGTGGCAAAATTATCTTGAATTAATACTCTGGGATCGCTCTCTAGGGCAAGTACCAAATCAAACCATGCTCTTTGTCCGGGTGACAAGAAATTTAGGGACAGAGGCAGAATCTGTTTGCTGACACTTCCTCTAAAATACCTCTTTATTATTCTATTTGATTTATCTGGATAAACTGATTTGATAAATGCATCAGCAATCGTTCTTTGTACGAAAGCAAACTCATCCAAGAACAACAATGAAAAACTATAACCACGAATAGCAGATGAAGATGTTGAAGATGCTATAATCTTGGAGCCATTCTCCAATTCTATATTACCTTTATTCCATTCAACAATACCCTGTTGTAAAAACTTTGGTAGATGTTGATAAGCCGTCTGTAATCTTCCAAGTAACTCTCTGGATGTAGATGCTTTGTTGGCCAACATACCAACTATCTTTGTCTGGTTAAATAATATATAATGTAAAATGTAACCAAGACTTGTTACAGATTTACCAGACTGCCTAGCACTCTTTACAATAACATATCTATGATTTTCTAAAGTATCAATTAAATCTTGTTGATAATCATAAAGATCAAAAGGTATTAATCCCTTATCAACATGAATAACTTTTACATAATTTTTAAGAAAATAAACAATATCATCACGACATTTAACATATTCCTCAATTTCTTTTTTTGTAAATTGTTGAGGAACATCTGTTGGCTTTAATAGTCGATTTCCTAAATACGAATCTTCTCTATTATCTTTTGCCATTATTTTTTCTTCTCAAGTAATAAATCTTGCAATTCTTTTGTACTTCCAATAAACAAAGAATTATTTACAGTACGAGGATCTTTTGTTTCTTTCTCAATTTCTTTTTTTGCTTTCTGCAATTCTAACAATTCTTTTGTTGTATCAGATAAGTTTCTAATCAACTGTGCAGCTACTTCATATGCTCTTGGTGATTCTGATTCTTTTGCAACACTTAATAATTCATCAAGAGCATCATTACCTTTAGAAACTAAATTATGATATTGATCTCTTGAAAAATCATAATCAGAAGTTAAATCAGTTGTAGCTATTACCTTATCTGTATTTCTTACAACTGGAATCAAATCACCTGTAACATCTAATACTTTATTCAATTTTTCAACAGTTGTTTTCTTCATACATTTTTTATCCCATTACAATAACAGATGTTAACAAAATTTCAGCATGAGCTGCAAAAATTTCATCCGTAATATTTTTATCTACATATTCTACTGCTTTAGCATCTAATGTAAATGTTCCAAGAACAGCTGCTTCATCTGCATTTGTTACTGTAATTAATCTTGCAGTAGAACCAGAATTAAAACATCTTACCATTGTAGCTTTACCAAGATTTGTTGCAGAACCAGATGCTGGTGCTGCTGATTCTGTACTTCCAGCACTTCCTGTAAATTTAATCATTTTTTTACTCCGTATAGGTTACTGTAAATCCGTAATTATCATCAGCATCGGCCGATGTCGGATCCGGTTTAATATCTGTACTACTTATTTTTACTGTTGATAGTAAATTCATTGTATCAAACTTATTAACATCAACCTCTTTAATAACACCAACATCTTTTGTCGGACCGTAAAGAAATCCTTGAACAGTAAAAGTTAATGTATGTATCAAAGCACGCCGTGTAATAAAATCTCCTTCATAACTATCTTCAGTTGATAAACCAGTAAAAATAATAGGAATGTCTCTTTTAATTCCAACTGAAGTCAATTCATTCATTGTTACTTGATAGGCTGGTGTAAAAAATGGTAAAATTTGTTCAAGTATTTGTGCTCCATCATCAGAATTTTTAACCATAATACTTAAATTAAAATCAAAATTATATGGAGTAGGAGTATATACAGTTGTTAACTCTGTCGCACTGGCCTGTAAATTAGCAGTAGCTGTTGCATTATTACCTGCACCACCAGTAATTGTAACAAGTGGTGTAGTTACATATCCAACTCCAGCAGTATTAACTGCTATAGTAGTTACAACACCCGATACAACAGTTGCTGTAGCTGTAGCTTGAGTAGTTGCACCACCACCTGAAAGTGTAACAGTTGGAGCTGATGTATAACCAGTACCACCCGCAGTAACAGTTATACCTTCAACTGTTCCAAGTGATTTAAGTGACTTGAATTGTCTTGCTATTGCTAATTTTCTTGCTGGATCATAATTAATAGCTGTAAATTCAAAAGACATTCTTGGTAAAGTTAATCCAATTTTACCTTTACTTATATCAGTAGCTTCTCTTAATCTTACTAAAAACTTTTCTGCAGGTCCATACGCTATAGGAACTTTAAATTCTTCCTGAACTACATTAGAAGCATTTACACGCCTTACACTAATATCATTAAATACAGTACCGAATAAAATAACAATATTTCGTATATTTTTATTATAAAAATAAGAACCAAACATTAAGTAACCTCACCAAACGGATTCGTTTCTGTAAAATCCAAAATTGCATCTCCTTCTGTTTCAAATTCTAAATTATCAGCAAAAGAAGTTGTTGGTAATGCTTGGTCATCAAAAGAAGTTAATGACCAAACTGCACCACTCGTAGCACCAGTAATATTTGTTGCAGCCACAAAAGTTCCAGATGTATCATTAACTCTTAGAGTTCTTGTTGCAGTTGTCCAACTAACAACAATACCTTTACCAGTTGCGTCCGCAAGACTAGAACCTTGATAAACAGCTTCATCAATAGTAAATGTACCACTACCACCAGCTGTTAAGAGAAGATCAATCGCAGCAGATTGTTCTCTTTCTATATCATCTATATCCTCAATACCTGTTTCCAATTGTTCTTCACTATATTGGAAGAGTTCACAAGTTAGATCAAAACTATAATTCTTTCCAGATTGATAAAATGGTTGTTCATGCTCAACAAACTTAATCTCAAATAATCCTTTATTGATTGGTAAGAAAACTAAATCTCCTTCCAATGGTTTATCCATATCAGTTGCTAAATTAAATCTATCTTTATGAACTGTAAAGATAACTTCATCGCGAACATCAAGACCAAACTTAGTAACTAAATCTCCTTCACCACCAAAACCTTCAACAGTTTTCAAATACATTTCTATTTCAAAAGCAGTAGAAAATGCAGATAATACATCTTCACCAAGAAGTAAATCTTCTTTAACAACTGTTCTTGGAATATAAAAAACATCCATACCATGAATTTTAATTACTTCACTTGTTAAATCATTAATTAATTCTTGTTCGGCAGAAGATGTTGTATTATTAAAATATAAATTAGTTGGCATTATGCTAAAAATCCATCAGGTGGAAGTTCCCATTTAAGATTCATTTCTTCTTCTATCTTATTAATTTCTTCTATGGCCTCATCATAAATTGCTTTACCATTAAGAGTAACACCACCCGGAAGTTGCACTCCTTCAAATTTCTTTAAATTCTCTCCCCATTGTCTTTTAATTAATGCTGTACAATATTTTTTTAAAAATATATCATTATATACTTCTGTATATTGTGTCGGATCTAATAAACGATATGCTTCAATAATAAGAATATCATCTACATCAAATTTATCATCCCAATTAGTTTCTAAATATAATTTATTTTGTTTTCTATTAAAAAGAACAGTAGCTGATACAGTAAATAAATGATCTACCATTGAAAAATTCTGTAATGACATTTGCCAATTGATTAATGATGTACCTGAAAATGTATTTAAATCTTGCAAACGAAGTTGAAATTCTTCGTTAAAGAAACCCGTTTGAAATGCATTAAAATTTGGAATAGGTAAAACTCTTAATACACCAATAACAGGACCACCAACAGGACTGGCTGGATCGTCCATGGCAATATATTCATTATCAATATCTGTTTGTGTTATTGTATGTTTGAGAAAAACTTTTTCTACACCATCAAAATGATATTCTGCAAAAAATTCAAGGGCGTCATCTACTCTATCATCACATTGTTCTTCATCAATATTAATTTCGATGACAGGAGCGCCTAATCTCCTTAAACAATATTCTTTTAAAAGTGTTCTTGATGTAATTCTCGAATCTGGATATGCCATAGTTTTATCCTAATGCTATTGCCATTGTTACAGCTTTTGCTGTTGCTGCTGCTGCTGTTACACCAGCAGCTGTTGTACTTGCAACCACAACAATTGAATCATCAGATTTTCTAGTATATATTTTTTGATCTGTAATATTCATACAAACTTCTCCAACAGCTAAATCACTTGTTGTAGGAGCTGAACCGCCGGACTCACTTTTTTTGAGTTTTATTACTGATGCCATCTGCTAGTGCCTTTGTTAATTTTTCTTTATCTTCTTTAAGAATTGCAGTAGTTGCTTCTAATTGTACATTCTGTGCAATACTCTCATTCAATTTTGTTTGCAAAATATTAATTATACTTTGTGCATATTTTATTTTTTCATCAAATTCATTCTGTTCCATAAAACCTCCATAAAAATATTAATTAAAAAGTACCACCATCAATTACATTCGACCATTCTGGTGTTCCACTATTTGATTTAAGAAAATAAGTATCTGCACCAGCAGCGGTCACTCGTATTACACCTCCAGCATTTCCATACAGAATACCATTAGAAGTAAATGCTGCTACACCTGTTCCACCAAATGGAACTGTTAATGATGTTGGAGTTGACCAAGTACCACTTGTTACAATACCAACACCAGTCGCACTTGAAGTATTAAGTCCCGTTCCACCATAAGTAGAACTAACAGCTGTGCCTTGCCACGTTCCAGTTCCAATTGTACCTAAAGTTGTAATTGCAGTTTGTCCTACCCAACTTGTATCGATAACAACATTATCACTTGTGATAGTAATACCTGTACTCACATTAACAGAAAGTGTATTGGCACTTTTTGCAAGACCAACACCTGCTGTAATTTGTCCAGCACCAGAGAACTGTGAAAAAGTAATAGTGGTTGAACCAAAAGTAATTGCAGTATCTTGTGACATTACATAACCATTGTCTGCATTTACACTACCTTTTTCACAAAAGAAAAATACACCAGAATTAAATTCGGTGGCTGTATCAGCATCAGTTGTTCTTGTCAATACCCAATTTGTAGAACCATCACCAACAGTTGTTACTTGGTAAATACCATTTTGTGTTGCTGTTGATTGATTTTTAACCAATACTCTTTGACTAGCAGTAAGTGTTATTCCATCAATTGCAATTGCAGCTTGAGAACCAGAGTTAGTTAGAGTTGCACCAACTCCTGCTGTACCATTATTATACGCTGCACCAAGATTTGCAGTCGTTGCTACGACAACAGAATCTTTTACTTCCAAACCAGTTCGGGTATTATCAACATATG